TCTGGATTGAATCCCGTCTCAAACGATGACTGCACTACCACATCTGAAGTGTACCAATCACCACCCCAAACTACGAAAACCAAACTCCCGTCACCATCTCTACTCGGAACAAAATTGACAGCGTTGTTAGTGAAGATTCGGCGGATCTGGCCTTCAGCCGATTCCAGCGTTGTTAGTAACACCCCCAATGGAGTTGTGCTTGGGAAAGCACTTCCCGACAGATACACATCCATACGAGCGTTGAACGTATCGTTATCCTTCACGCAATGAGCGTTGAATCCCAAACTATATTCCAACTCATCATGGAAACTCATAGAAGGTACTAACCGTCTGAAGTTTCCGAATTCTTTATAGCTACTTGACGCCGCTATGTCAGTAGGTGAATCACTGGATACATACATTGAATCAATCAAGACCGTGGAATTCTGAGCCAGCGTGACCGCAGGATTTGCTGTGTATGTATACGGATCTGCCGCCGAAGCCGTTACGACTCCCGAATCCCAAAACAAGTCAATCGTTTGCTGATCTATGAAATCTCCCATCTTGGTTGATGGGCCATACTGCACGGATGAGGTCTGAGTTAGAGTACGTGATTCTAATTTAGTATCCAACACCATCTCAAAATCGCCGCCAAAGTCAATTGAACGAACATAAAATCTAGCACGGCCTACATCACCAGTGAACGTAGTAAGATTGTTCAGCGTCACATCCGCCAACGAACGACTTAACAACGTATACGAAAAATCGGGGGTGTCTTGAAAACTGATGCTGTATTCTGAAACTGGGTATGCGATTGAAGAAGACAATTCTAGCTTATCATCCAAGAATGCTTGGAAACTATTCAACACCGTTTTGATAGAAGAAGTTTGTGGAAGTACACCACCCGCAGTAGTAACAGCCAGCTTAATCGTTCCGTCTTCCATAGATCGGGAAAGTACAGCCGTTGGGAACGTTAAAACTTGATTGAATGTGGCAGATCCGGTTGCGCCCGGAGCCTGCTGTAAAACGGTAGACGCAAGGGTTCCCGTTACTTCTGACGGTGACACCTCAACAGATTTTCTATAAGGTGACAAGATTTCAGAAACCTCTAACGTTGGTTCCTTGTAAAGTCTGATTTTACTGCTATTGACTCTGAGTGGGTCAATGGTGATTCTCTGTTGATACTTGACGTTGTAATTTCCTACCCACTGTTCGGGAACCGTATTTCCATCCCCATCTGTTATTAGCTGGCCCAAGATTGTGAGAGTAGCCGGGCCTGGAGGCGTATCCTCATAAACCTCAATAGATACAACCCTAGCTGTGCCTTCCGCATACTTCGGAATAGGCTGATTGAATATCGGATCTCCGTTGGAGTCAAGTATTTCAACCAAAACCTCTGTGCTAGCATTCAAATTTTCAGAACCTTCAATCAGAAACCCATTTTTGCCACTATGAAGAACTTCGGGCATCTCTCTTAATTGAAAGAATCGGGAACTTGGTTGGGTGTCATCAATGAATACTCTGACTCGGTTAAGATATTGATGTGCTTTGTACTTCTTAATCTTTGCCATAATAACCCACGTAAAAGGGTGGAAGTCCTCAACTTATAAGTAGTTGACCGCAGACTTGTGGGCATGAAAAGGGCGCCACCGTTCCTCAGTAGCGCCCCTCAAATTTAATCTTGCAATATTACTAAGATAGATTCTCGCGGCCAGCCCATTGATTCTTCACAGACTCGCTTATTCGTTTACGATGTTCTAGGGATAATTTTCTTCCTTTCAAGGATTTACTTATATTCATTTTATGTGTGGATGAAAAATCCCTTCCTTTAAGCGATTCACTAATTTTCTTATAAGTAGCAGTTCTTATTCCTGATGCATGCGCTAGAACCAACTTATCGCTTCGTTTTTTATTAGCCCGTTTAGTGTGTGTATCCCGCCAATTAATAGGCGTTATACCTTTCTTTGCTTCACTCATTTTTCTGCGAGTTTCTAAAGAATGTTTTTTCCCCATCATATCATTAGGATTGGTAGCCTTTTTAGCTATATTCATGCAGTTAGCTTTACCAACATGTTCCCCTAAATAACCATCTTCAATTTTTAAGAGCGTCTTTTTATCAACACCCAGAAGGTTTTCAATTATTTCGATTCTAAATGATTCTTCCCCATGTTTGTTCCAACTTCGTTGAACAACTGGATTACAATGTGTTCCGTTACGAAGTGTTCTTTTATGACTACTCCACCTATTTTTTACATTAACACTTGAACCGTAATAATATCTTCCGTTCTTGACACAAACTATTCGATATATGCCACTTACACTTTCCATAGACAACTCCGTTAGGGGCTATCTATAAGTAGTATCAATAATTGATTTTAGAGTATCCATCATTAACGGTTATTTCCATCAAATTCTCCACCATATCTCGTACTGCTTCTAAATGACTAATGATGGTAATGAAATCAAACTGACTCTTCAAAATGGAAAACAATTGGTTCATACTCATCAAGTTTTCCGATGATAGTGTTCCCAATCCCTCGTCAATGATTAAGAAATTTGGCTTCGGAAGATTGGATACGGTAATCAACGCCACACGAATCGCCAAGGAACTTATGAATCGTTCCATTCCTGAAGACATCTCCAACGGCCAACTCCTATCGTCTCCGTAAGAAATCCGTCCATTGATATTTTTACCGTCAACATCCAACTCAACAGTGAAATCCGTGATTTGAGAGAGGATATTGTTGACTTCCGCCTCAATGAACGGGATTATCTTAGAGATCAACTCATACGGAACACCATCTCGTTTCACTGCTTCAATGTAGTATTGGTATGCAGTGATGGTTTGTTCCAAATCTTCCATATCGGCGATCTGTTTAAGAATCTTCTCCTTACGGGCCTTTTCAACCTGTAACTTTCCATGCAGCCCACGAAGTTTCGTCTCACACACCTTGATCGTATCTTCCAACTCACTCTGTAATTGTTCCAAATTCTCGATCTTCTCATCTATCTCCGCATTTTTCTCAATAACGTCGATGGATTTGTAGTACTTTTTGATATCTAAATCGACCTCTTTCAGATCGGCCCGGTTCGTGGTGACTCTGCTCTTACATTCGGATATCTGAGCCTTATCAGATAAAAGTCGCCTATCAATTTCAAACAACTCCCTATTGGTGGTGACAAATGTACCATAATCTTCCACCACATCCGCGTAGTTCGCCATCAACTCACGTAACGTTTCTACTTGAGGATGGATCGTTTCACGGCGTTTTTTCTGTTCAGCAATCGTTTTTTGCAGCCTGTCCACCGTTTGAACCGTTTTTTGATTGTTCTGTATACAAAACCCACATTCTGGGTCAAAATCATGTGTGACCATATGGTCTATCTGAACTTGAACAGAATCAATTTGAGCGGACACAACTTCCCACTCCTTTTCCAACTTCTGCGATTCTCTTTCACGCCCCATCATATCTGTATGGCGATTTTCAATATCCATATCACGATACGGTTCTAGTACGTCAACCAAACTTCCCGATTGGTCCTTAAGAGTAGATGTACGCTTGCTCAAGTCCCCCACACTCACACTTAGTTCATCTACAATTGCGGCCAGTTCCAATTTTGTACTCTCTAACTTACCGATATCAAACTCACGTAAGTCTAACGGAACTTTCACCTCATACAGTTGAGAAATCTGGCCGGAAACACCAGCCATTTCTGTCGTTTTGTCCGACATATCTGATTCTACGGTTCTGTATTCTGTGTGAAGAGAATCTATTTGCTCTTGAGAAGACACCAAAGACTGTGGGCCTTCTCCCTTGGTCAATAATTTAAGACCACCTGCCGCCTCTTTCATCTCATCCAACGCCATCTGATAGAGGATATCGAAGATGTTGATTCCCATAAACTGACTGAGTAGATCCTTCCTCTCTGACTGACTCTTGTCGATGAATAACGCACTATTGCTCTGCAAACTAAGACTCGTCAAGATGAAATCTTCGTAGTTTCCCACACATGTGCGGATAGCCGCGTTGGTGTGACGGCGGGCATCGGCGTTCAATGATACTTTGAAACCATTTTCCATTTTCCAGAAATCAACATCCACCTTCACGTCCCCATTACTCTTTCTCGATCCAATTCGTTCGATTCCGTATTCTACGCCGTTGATATCAAATTTCAGATAGCAACGAAACGTGTTCTTTCGGTTGTTCATTATATGTGACGCCTTGAACGCCCTTGGAGTTTTATCATAGAGACAAAACATCAATGAATCAAACGCTGCAGTCTTACCAGTGGCGTTCGGAGAGAACAACCCATGAACACCCTGCATCGATCCAAAGTCTATCACATTATCTTCACCATAGGAAAACATATTGCTGAACTCAAACCGTATCGGCTTCCAATGAACGTTACGACTCAATTCCTCACCACCCACTCTAGAATTTAGCTCTTGGTTCAATTCAAAGATACGAGCCATCAATGATTCATCAATGACGTGATGACGAGTCAAGTAGTTCTCGATCAACGTATTTTGAGTTTCTAGATTTCGAGCATCCACAAACGCGACAGCATGGCGTTGATTGTCTAGGGTGAGAGTCGAATCCACCATCTTGTTGACGATGAACTCTTGCAAGTTGAATCGTTTCTTAAGAATGGCCTCTACCTTTTTAATCTTGCTTGCTTCCAAATCCTTGACAAAAACTCTCAGACGTGCTTTCTCTGGTATGTGGTCAAGGTTTGGAATTTGGTTCTTATCAATAACGAGCGTAGCGTACCCATAATCGTTATAGACTTCGTGGAACTCAAACGTTCGTTCGGGAACATCCCATTCCAACCAACCATGCCCCTCTAAATTCTCTCCGTGGTTCTGTTGAATCAAAGACCCAGCATACGCAATTATCGGCCTCTTTTGAATAGGATCATACCTTTGAAGTACTTGGTGACGGTGGATATCACCGAGCAACACCATATCATACCCCTTGAATATGCCTACGTCGATATGTCGATTTGTAATCGTGAATCCAGTATCGGTTTTGGCGTCATTAACCGGCGCATGGCAAAGAACCACCTTGTTAGGCGACTTACATTTTCTCACCCTCGGCCATTCACTACGTTCGCCGATGATAGAAAAGACGGCAAGGTCTGTATCCGCAACCGTATAGATTCCACTATCCTTCAAATAGTAGAGATCTGGATGTGTGATATTTTCTATGATTGGAGTTAGGGCATCAAGACGAGACTGATTCGACAGATTCAAATCGTGGTTTCCTGCGATGACAAAAGTCGGTGCGACATCAGCCAGCTTCCTCAGAAATTCACCCGTTAACGAAACCACCTCTGGCGAGAGATCGGTTTTGGCGTGTAAGACATCTCCTAAAACAGCAATGATGGAGTTTTCAAATGTCTGGCCCTTCAAATCCTCGTACAGTTGAGCAAACACTTCCTTGTATTCTGTGTGTCGCCTAAACAATCGTAAATGAGTATCTGCTACGTGAACTATCTTGGTAAGTTTCTGAAATGGAACAGTGATTGTTGTTGGATTGATAGTAGACATAAACCTTCCTTATATGTGCTTCCACGTTATTCTATAACATATTTTTTTAATTCCAGAAACACCAATCCCAAATTGTTTAGCCAATTTTACCTTATTACATCCCGCTCCATGTAATCTACGGATCTCCAATACTTGGGATGGATTAAGTTTTGCATTAGGATTACTTTCTCCTCGGTGCTGTCCCACCCTTGCCTTCTTCATCTTTTCCTTATGAGACTCTGAAAAGGGGTTTCGTTTTATACCTTTCAATGCATTACTTATCTTTAGTTTTGTTTCAGTTGATAACGGGGGCCTTTTTAACATCCCTTTAATCATCTTTTCTCTTAATATAGGATCTTTCCACGCCTGCTTAGATATTTCACTCAATTTTTGACGAGTTTGTACTGACCGAACTTTTCCTTTATTTGATTTTCCAATTTTTAATTTAGTTTCTGTGGTGTGTTGACTATTTAAACCACCGGCAAATATATTGTAATATCCCTCCGCTGCAATATATTGTATTTCTAATTCATTTAATTCATTTAAAGATTTGGCGGTTTGATCTCTTATTACAAACTCAAATAAATTTTCTCCGTATTTATTCCAAGCGTGTTGTAAATGCAGATTATCATGTATCCCATTTCTTAAATCATAAAGATGACTATGATATCTATATTTGGGACATTTCCTTGTGGTTTGACCAATATATTTGTGTTCTGGTTTATCTTTTCGCTGTATAGAATAAATTGTATATATCGTCATATATTTACCTTTAATCTGATTAGTTCGGAAAATGACAGTTTTTTTGTATTATTGATTAATATTTTCATTCTTTCAAATCCAATAACACCAGGATCTTTATCATCTAGTTGCACTACATAAACATTGATATTGTTATACATAAATTCCTGTGCAATAGTTAATGCAGAAGACAATGCATCCTCATCCAACACTAAATAAACATCAGTAGTACCATTTCCCAATATTGCGTCTCGTAATTTGGATGAGATAGTTTTACCAAATAATGGAATTGCATTTCTTCTAAGCGCAAATGCATCAAACGGACCTTCACATATAAGTATAGGCCAAGGTTTCCAAACAACTAAAGATTCAAACCCCACAACATTTTTGCTACCGATGGGATTCTTGTATGGAAAGTTAGATTCCCGGTACGACCTACCAGTAAAAAAGTTGAGCTTGCCTTCTTCATCATAACTCGGTATGATAAGACGATAGGCATAATCACCTGTAGGACAATACCCAATGTTGTGCTTGATGATATCTGACATCGTAATTCTACGACTCTGAAGATACATTATCGCATGCTTCGCCTCGTAGTCTCTTGTTGATTTCCACAAGGGATGAAACTCGGTGGGCAACACGTAATCTTTGGGGGATTCTTCGGCCGTCGCAAATTGGATGTTCTGTTGCAGAAGTTTTGCCACTTGCTTAATGCGACTTCGTGGTGCATTCGCCTTCTTAAGCAACGAGACAAGACTACGACCTCGGGAATCGCATACCCAACAATGCCAACGGCCTGTTTCTACATTAACAGCCAACTTTGGTTTGTGGTGGGAACAGAACGGACAGAAAAACAAATACTCGTTTCTGCCCTGCGATCTGTGACTCCCTATTACGTTATCAAGTATGGTTAATAGTTCAATTACATCTGTCATATAATATGACCGGAAATATAACCTACTCAGATGGGTTTGTCAACCTCCAACTATTCCTCGTTAATCTCATCTATAAATAGTCGGTGGCACTGAAAGAATCGTGATTCACGATTCTCTTGGTATCTTTAGATATACATCAACGTTCATTGGTTTCCATATACCTGCCCATCATAAAATATACGATATTTTCCACCAACCAACATTTCTTTAAATCCAGGCCTATTCCAAAAATCAGGATTTCTGCCATGCTTTTTTTCAT